ATGACACAGTTAAATTTGTGGGGTAACAGTTATCACTATCTAGAAATAGATAAGCGAGGACAAGTAAGAGAAATCGTGCCGTTAGATCCTAAAGAAACAAAAGTATTATATCACGCAGAAACTAACACTGTAACTTACCATACTACCTACAAAGGGAAACCAATGGTATTAAATAGTGAAGAGTTGCTACATTTTAAAAATTTGTCGATTAATGGATTAATTGGGCGTTCTCCAGTTCAAGTACTAAGGGAAAGTATTCAAGGAAACCAAAAAGGGCGTGAAATGGCTTCTAACTTATTCAAAAGGGAAGGTATTCCACTTGCGATACTTAAGTCAACACGAACACCATTAACAACTGAAAACAAAGAGACAGTTGCAGAGTCATGGAAAAAACATCTTGAAAACAATAACGTTGCTATATTAAATCCGGATATAGATTATCAAAGCGTGGGAATACCTCAATCTGATGCACAGTTCATTGAAACAATGAAATATAACAAGGCAGAAATTGCTAGTATTTTTAAAGTTCCTCCATATAAATATGGAGACTACAGCGGATTAACTCACTCTAACGCACTAACACAATCAATGGACTATGTGAAAAACGTTATGTTACCTTATGTAACCAACATTGAATCTGAACTAAATGCCAAGATATTAACAGAACTAGATAGAAAGCGTGGATATTATTTCAAATTCAATATGGAAGCAGAATTGAGAGCGGACCAAAAATCACGAGCAGAATTTTATGAAAAAATGCAACATGTCGGAGTTTATACAATTAACGACATATTACGTTCAGAAGATATGTCAACTATTGATACAGAGTATGGTGATATGCGATTCATGTCATTAAACTATGCTCCAGTTGACACAATTAAAGAATATCAATTATGGAAAGCAGGTGCGAAAGGTAATGCAAAAGTGGAAGATGAAAGCCTTGAATGATGGAAAGGTAGAAATTTTCATCTATTCTGACATTGGATATGACTGGTGGGAAGATAAATCGACAGCACAATTATTCGCAGAAGAATTAAAAAACTTAGGTGATGTTAGTTCAATAGACTTACATATTAATTCAAACGGTGGAGATGTGTTTGACGGTCAAGCAATCCACACATTAATCAAAAATCATAAGGGATTTGTGACAGCATATATTGATGGTTTAGCTGCATCTATTGCAACAGTAATAGCAATGGGTGCTGATAAAGTAATAATGCCAAAAAATGCAATGATGATGATACATAATGCATGGACAGGATTATATGGTAATGCAAACGACTTAAGAAAAATGGCTGATGATTTAGATCATATCAATGACACAATAGTACATACTTATCTTGCAAAAGCTAAAGATAAGACAGATGAAGCTACAATTAGAGATTTAATGGACAAAGAAAGCTGGTTAAATGCAGAAGAATGTTTAAGTTTAGGTCTTTGTGATGAAGTTTCAGAGCCTGTTAAAATGGCAGCGTGCTTAACTAAAGAACAAGCACATAAATTTAAAAATGCTCCAAAAGAATTAATTAAAGAAGATTATGAATTTCAATCGGAGCGAGCAAAACAATATGTAAAATTTTTGGAGGTAATCTAATGAATAAAAAATTAAGAGAATTAATGCAATTAAAAGCAGAAAAGGTAACTATGGCAGAAAATGCTATTAATAATGGTGACAAGGAGTTAGCAAACTCATTAATGGAAGAAATCAAAGGATATACAGAAGAAATCAACCAAATTCAAAACTTAATTTCATTAAAACATGATGATAAAGTTGTTGATTTACATGAAGAACAAAAAGAAGAAACAGGAATAGTAGCTGTTAAAAACTATATCAAATCAGGTATTGTTAATGCAGCTGGACCACTTAAAGAATCAGAAGGAGAAAACGGTGGTTACTTAGTACCAGAAGATGTAAGAACTGCAATTAACGAGTATAGACGTTCATTCGTATCATTAAAAGATTATGTTGATGTTCGTTCAGTAGTAGTTCCATCAGGAAGTGAAGTATATGAAAAAACAAGTCAATTAACTGGACTTACTAACATTACTGAACTAGGAGAAATCCAAGAAATGAACGCAGAAGTATTTGAAAAAATTACTTACGCAGTTAAAAATTTCGGAGGAATTCTACCTGTATCACGATTCTTATTACAAGACTCTCCAGAGAACTTACTTGCTTACTTAGGTAAATGGTTCATGAAGAAACAAGTAGTAACAGAAAACAAAGAAATTATTGCTGTGTTAAAAACTTTAACTAAAAAAGCAATCACTAAAGTTGATGAAATCAAAGAAGCTTTCAACGTAACACTAGATCCTATCTTTTTAGATAATACAAAAGTATTAACTAACCAAGATGGTTTTAACGTGTTAGACAGCTTAAAAGATAAAAATGGAAACTACTTACTACAACCAGTAGTGACAGATCCAACAAAACGTACATTATTAGGTAAAGAAGTAATTGTATTACCTAATACACACTTACCAAACGAGACTGCTAACAAATTCCCACTATACATAGGAGATTTAAAAGAAGCTGTACGTGTATATGAATTAAATGAATTAGAAATCAAATCAACTGATGTTGGTGGTAAAGCATTCACACGTAACTCTTATGACACTCGTTTAATCACTCGCTTTGACGTTAAAGCAATAGACAAAGAAGCTGTTGTAAAATTAGAATTTGATAAAAACTTAACTCTAGTAGCTGGAGCGTAAGACTATGATTGATGTTTCAGAAGCGTTGTTAAAACAATTTAAGGATAAACTGCATATCTTACATGATGATGAAGACGATAATCTAAAAAGGTTGTTGTCTTTTTCTTATTCAGTTTTGTGTGAAAAATGTGGTTTCTTTGACATTGAGAACAACGAACAAGGTAAATCATTAGTGTTTGAGCGTGCAAGATATGAATACAACGACAAATTAGAATATTTTGACATTAATTTTTTAGGAGAAATATCAAGTTTATTAATTAGATTAGAAAAAGAAAGGAGAACTGAAACAAGTGAAGATTAGAATTTTAAGAGAGTTCGCAGACATTCACACATCTCAACTATATTCAGTAGGTGATGTGTTGGAAGTTTCAGAAAAACGTTACGAAGAAATGCTTGAAAATCTATCTGAATATGGTGAAGACTTCTTAGAAAAAATTGAAGAAGCTACTACAGAAAAAGAGGTAGCAGATTATGAGACAATACAGGATTAACCAATCATATAATGATGGAATAGTAAAGTTTGTGGAGTACGTCCATAAGAAAGATAAATTTAATACTAAGCTAGCAGATCACGAAGAAAAAGAAATCAGAAAGTTTTGGTTTAGATATTTAGGTGTAACTGCTAACGAAAAGTATCAATCTTTACAGGTGGATACAGAAGTAACAACGAGAATAGCTATTAGGTTATTCACAAATATTAATGATTATATCCTTAGCAAATTGTATGTGATTATTAACAATAAAAAATATACAATTGCTAGGATATATCACAACCACGTCAAAAATGAAACCGAAATATCATTAGTGGAGGTGGTTAAATAATGACAACAAAAGAACTGATTTTTAATACTATAACTGGGTTAGAGTTAGACATACCATTATCTTATGGATTTAGTGATGGTGAAGATTTTCCCAAGCTAGTTTATTTTCATGTTGGAACAATGGAGAAACGCTCTTCTAATAAAAAGTTTAAAAAACATCACACTTACCAACTTAATTTATTCGATGTACAACCACATGATTTAGACAATTCAGAGATATTGAATAAACTTCAAAATGCAATAGAGGACACCACTCTAAATACAGGAGCATGGCACGAAATAATAGATGTAGATGAAGATACTAAAGAAACTCAATTCATGTATTACATGGAGATTTACTCATAATGGAAGTATTTGGATTTGATAACGCAATAGCGAAGTTTAATAAAATCGCAAGTAATACAAGTAAAGTTAACGCAGTTATAGAAAAAGAAGCAGAAGAAATTAAAGAAGATGCAAAAAGTATAGCAATTGGAAAAGGATTAAAGAAAACAGGTGCAGGGGTAGACGGGATAGTAACCAAACACAGCAACTTTGAAAGCTCTATTGGTTGGGCTGGAAGACCAAATTTACATTTGTATTTCCATGAAATTGGTTGGCACGCCGGATTTTCTAAACATACCAGTCGAAATAGGACTGGTAAACGTGAACGTAGGTATAGAAAAGGGCGTGTATATAAACCACCAAATCCACATGTGAGACCAGCAGCAATGAAACATAAAGATCCTTTCGCTAGAAAAGTAAAAGAAGCACTATTAGACACTTAGGAGGAACAATAAATGACAGTAACAAAAGAAGCAGTGAGCAAAGCGTTATTAACTGGTGTAGGAGCTGGGTATTTGCAAAAAGTAAAAACAGAAGCTACAAGTTCACAAGGTTTAACGTATGACGACAAAACATATGAAGTATTCGCTATTGATAAAGTATCGTTCAAAGGACAAATTAAAGAGAAAACAGTATATCTTTCTAACATCAAAGCAAGAGATATTGTTAAATTCTCTAGTGTTGAAATGACAGTAGATATAGGATTTTTCCCTGATGGTTTCTTAGAAGAAATGTCAGGTATGACTAAATTAGCAAACGGTGTTTATGTACAAGGAGACTCTCCACGATACAAACAGTTCCGTTGGTCTTTCCCTGTAACTGATGAAGACGGAAAAGAAATTATCTACAACTTCCCAGTATGTCAAATCGAAAGTCCAGACTTTAACGCAGAAACTGAAACAGATGAGAAAAAAGAAAACATCTCACAAGTTACAATCAAAGCTTACCCAGTTATTGGTAGTAAGAACAAATCAGTATTCGGTAAAATTGACTTACGTGAAACTGATAAATATGATCGTGAGAAATTATTATTACAAGGTTTCTATGATGCAGAAACACTTAAACAATGTCTTAAATCAGGAACAACTGATGAGACAGTAGTTGTAGCAGGATAATTTTTAAGAGCTAGCAATTTGTTAGCTCTTTATTTTTTTGGAGGATAATTGATGAGTATATTTACAAAGACAGTAAAAACATTTAAAACAGATATTTTAGGAAGAGAAATTGAATTAAAATCAAATTTAGCAGTATGGTTATATCTAGAAGCTGATTTTGGAATCAAGCAGGGAGAGTGGAATGAAGTCTACTTAAAAGAAAAAAATGTAGCAACAGCTAAATTTTTAGTGTCAATTCTTAAGGCAAATGGCTATAAAACAACAATAGAAGAAGTACTAGAGAACGTAAATGATACTGAACTAGAATTATTCATCTTGAAATACCAAGAAGCTATGTATGGAGACCAAACAGCAACATTACTAGAAATGTTAGGTATCACAGATGATAGTGAAATGGGAAAGAATATTTTAAACGAAAAGGTAGAAGACCTAGTGAATATCTCAGACCATCAACCGAAACAGAAGAAAAACAAGAAAAACAAAAAAAGCAAGAAATAGATTGGGATGACTTGTTTTATCGCTGTAGAACATGGTTTGGAATGTCTAAAAAGGAGTTCATGTTTGACTATAGTTTAGAATACATTGTGTATATGATAAACAAATATATTGAAGATAACTATAGTCAAGGTGAACAACAACCAAAAGAAGATGAAGAAGTAAAAGAAATGAACTTTAGTAAAATGTTTTAGGAGGTAAAAATTTGTCAGGATATATGGATAAAGTCGGTGTCATACTGACAGCCGAAGGAGTGGGCAGTTTTACCTCTGCTCTTAAGCAAGGTGAAAATGCCTTAAGACAATTACAAGCAGAAGCTAGAAGAAATATAGCATCTCTTGGTAGTGGTGGAAAAGCTTATGATGTTTACAAAGCTAAAATGAATGGTTTATCTTCACAGATGAAACAATCTGCTAGTAATGTAAATTTATTAAAATCAAAATATGATGCACTTAAGCAATCAACAAGCCAATTACCAAAAGAGATTGATAAGCTTACTGGCTCATTAAAACAAAAACAATCAACATTAAAAACTACAGGAACGCTGCTAGAAAGTCAAAAGGAACACTTGAAACACCTACAAAAAACGTATGGTAAGACAAGTGAAGCAGCGTTGAAATATAAAGATACAGTAGCAAACACTTCTAAAGCGTATAAAAATACAGAAAAAGAAGTGAAGGCTCTAGAAACACAAATTAAATCATTAAATGGTACGTTTAGTAGTCAACAAAGAGAACTACAAAGCTTACCAACAAAAATAGCAAATGCGGAGACTGGTTATTTCAAACTAAGAGATGCAATGCAACAAACACACACAGCATTTAGAAATAATGGTGGAAAGTTAGCGGATGTAGCTCAACGTTTTAATGATGTGGGTGGAAGAGTTCAAGCATTTGGACAAAAGATGAGTGGATTTGGTGACGGGCTATCAAAAATGACAGCTGGTTTATCTACAGGAATGTATTTAGCAGGTAAAGCAGCGATAGATTTTGAGAGTAGTTTTGCCGGTGTAGTAAAAACTGTTAATGGAAGTCCGGAACAGTTAAATAGAATTAGACAAGGTTTCTTAGATTTATCTACACAAATCCCAGTAAGTGCTAATGAGTTAGCTAAGATTGGTGAAGTAGCTGGACAGTTAGGTATTAAAACCGAAAACATTCTAGATTTCACAAAAACAATAGCAGACTTAGGAGCAACTACTAACTTATCCGCAGAAGAAGGAGCAACAAGTTTAGCTCAATTCATGGCAGTTATGGGTACGAGTCAAGGTAACATTAGAAATCTTGGGTCATCAATAGTTGAGTTAGGTAATAACTTTGCTACAAATGAGAGATCTATTGTAGAAATGGCACAAAGATTATCCGGAATGGGTAAACAAACTAATATGGCAGAAGCAGATGTATTAGGTCTGGCAGCTGCATTAAGTACTGTTGGTATTGAAGCAGAAGCTGGTGGTAGTGCAATGACTCAAGTTATGAACAAAATGCAAAATGCAGTAGCTTCTGGTGGAGATGGATTACAAAAATTCGCAAGTGCTGCTGGAGTAAGTGCTAATGAATTTGCCAACGCATTTAGAACTAGACCTGTAGAAGCATTACAAATGTTATTAAAAGGATTAGATGAAGTAAAAGAAAATGGTGGAAATGTCAATGAAGTATTAGCTGGATTAGGTATCACTGGTATTCGTGAAGCAGATGCAATCAAACGTTTAGCTGGTGCATTAAATGGTGATAGTGGATTAGGAAAAGCGTTAGATATTGCAAATAAAGGGTGGAAAGAAAACAACGCTTTAACTAAAGAGGCTAGTATTAGATATCAAACTAGTGCTAGTAAACTTAAAATGGCTAAGAATGAAATACAGAAAATGGCTATTGAAATGGGTTCACAATTATTACCTAAGTTGGCACAAGCTCTAACAGCTTCAAAACCATTAGTAAACTCACTAGGAAATATGATGTTATGGTTTAGCAAATTACCAACAGCAGTGCAACTAGCAACTCTAGGTTTTGGACCTTTCATGTCTGTGTTAGGTAGAATGACAACCGGTATTGGTAGTGGTGTGAAAGCTATCGGAAGCTTTGTTAAATGGGTTGGTAAGATGTCAACAGCTAAGTCGGTTGGAGACATGATTAAATTATCAACATCTATAGCAGGAGTCGGAACACAAGCAGCTAAAGCAGGAAGTATGGCGACATTGCTGACTAACCCTTATGTAGCGGGTGCTGCGTTAATAGGAGCTGCATTTGTTGGTGTAGGTACTGCGATATATAGAGAAATGACTAAACACAGTAGAAACCATGAAGCAGCGATTGAACTTACAAACGGTAAGTATAAAGAATGGTACGACGCCGTGATTAAAGGCGCTGAACAATCTGGGAACTCTATTAATCACATGGGAGACGCTGTTAAACGTAATTCAGAAGCTGTTAAAAGTGAGATTAAGAAAGTTCAAGCTGCAAACACCGAGATTATGGAAAACATAAACAAGAACTTTAAAGACGGTAAATGGTACAAACTGGAGTTTGACGGGCGTTTCAGAAAACAACTAAAAGAAGCATTAAGTTTATCAGACGAGGACGTTAACCAAATTTCAAGCAGTGTGCAAGTAGCAGGTAACATATTAGGGAACTCGTTAGCAAGTTTAAATAGTAAGTATTTAGAAGGTAGCAGAATCACGGCTGATTACGCTCTTGCACAGATTAAGAGTGTAAGTGATGTGACTGCTGCAACTGTTCAAAGTTTAGAACAACGTAAAGCGGCTGAGATGTCGGCGTTGGAGCAAAAGAAAGCTAACAACTTAATTAATGAAGAATTATATAGTCAGGAAAAAGAAAACATAAGCAAACATTATGACTCTATTATTAACGAAACAAAACAAGCACAAGACACAATTAACGATATTTTGTCAAGTGCCTCTAGAGAAAACAGGGTGCTTACTAAATCAGAATTAGACCAACTAGAAGAAGCTTACAAAAAAGTAGGTAAAACAGCTACAGAAGCAGCGACTGAAAGTAAGGAAGCTCAGAAGATATTACAAGAAGCATTTGACGACACAACAGCGACGGCAAAATTGGCAGCGCTAAAACAAATGGGAATAATTGACCAAGCAAAAGAGACTTACATTAAAGGTCTTGGAAGCGCCGAGAAGAAAGTCCAAGAAATGAATAAAGCACTTGACGAATGGGCTGCTAAAGAAGGTGGGTTCAAGACAATCGGTATTGAATATGAAGGGGGCGACATTGCTTTCAACTTCAAAAATGATTATGAACGTGCATTAGCTTTACCAGACATTAAAAAAGCTATTATGATTTCTGAGAGTCAAGGTCGCACTATTAAGATGACTATAGATGACTTGAATTTCTTAAATAGTATGGGAATACACCCTAAGAATGTTGAAATTGTAGATAATGCAAGTCAGCCGTTGGATAACGTTAACGGAAAAATAGGTCAATTCAAAGACATGGATATAGCACCTAAATCAATAATGGTGCAAGATGATGCGACACCTAATATCACAAAAGCATTCAACAACTTGTTAGACTTTGCATCACTAAATGTTCCAGACAAAAACATTAATGCAACAGATAACGCTAGTGCAGTAATTGACCAAGCTAAATTTAGCTTAGACGGATATAACGCTACAGAAACACCAGTGAAATCGATTATGGCTCAAGGTAATGCGACACCGTTTATTGACCAAGCTAAAAGTAGTGCTGATAGTTTCAATGCGACAGACACGCCAACAAAATCAATTATGGCACAAGGGAACGCAACGCCGTTTACTAACCAAGCGACAAGCAGTTTAAATGCGTTCAATGGAACGCCGACACCACCTAAAGTATTAAGTGCTATTGATAGTGCTAGTGGTGTAATCGCTGGAGTTATAGGACTATTAAACAGTATTCCTCGTGAAGTTGTCAGTGTTGTTAGAGTAATGAGCAGTGTTTCCGGAATACCTAGTTTTCCTGGATTCTTTGCAACAGGTGGGAATATAGGAATGTTCGCAAGAGGTGGGAACATTGGTCAGACAGAAAGCTTACAACCTAATTATACTGGTATAGTTGGAGAAGCTGGACCGGAGTTATTCAGAGTAACTAAGAATGGAGTTAACATTACACCGTTATCAACTAGCGAAAAGATAAAAGGTATAAGTGGGGCGTTGGCAGAACACGGAGCTAAAAGTAATGGCAATGAAATTAACGTTACAATTAATGTCACTGGAAACAGTATCAACGATAAAGAAGATATCAATGTGTTAGTTGACACAATAGAACAAAAATTAGTAAGAAGCATGAAGGAAGTACAAACAATGAGTTTTGGAGGTGGTAGAAATGCCGTTACACTTTAATAAATTAACGTTTAAAGGGAAGTCTACTGCCGACTTTCCTTTTGATATTTACGTAACTGAAAATGACGGAATTAACAAAGCGAAAAGGAAAGATAAAATTTTCACATCAGATGATATGTCAGGCGGTATAGTAAGGACATCTAACGCTTACGAATTAGTTGAAAAACCATATAAATTGCTTATACATGGTGTTAGCTTATCAGAAACAGATGGTGTTTTAGCGTGGTTAGAAGGTAGCGGAAAACTAGTAGCTTCTAATAATCCATATAGATATTATGAAGTATTAACAGTTTCTGCAATACGTTCTAAATTAGGAGAAGTAGATGAATACGAAATAGACGTAACGTTTACTTGTAATCCTTTTTCGTACAGCGTAGATAAAGACTTAAAGACGTATACTAGTAACGGAGTGTTAAACAATACTTCACACGTTGAGATGTACCCTAAAGTAACTGTGTATGGCAATACAACAGAAGCTACAACCTTGACAATAGGAACTCAAGTAATCAGATTAAAAGAGATTAAAGAGAAAGTAGTAATTGAATGTAAACAAGGATATCAAAATGTATTTGATAAAAACGGAGATCTCTTAAATGGTGTTATGCTAGGACCGTTTTTTGAAGTTAAACCAGGAGAGAATGGAATATCTATCGGACAAGGAATTACTAAAGTAGATATTGAGTGTAGATGGGGGGCGTTTGCATAATGTTATATTTATATGATCCCTTTGAAAAAGACTTCACATACAACGGAATTGTGTTAAATAATGCATACGACTCTGATATACACTGGGTATTAAATTCAACTTATAAACTAACATTCAAATATCCTACTGTAGATAATGATATGTACAGCATGATAGAAAAAGGAATGATAGTTAAAGCTAATGAAGATAATCGTACAAATCTTTTTAGAATTAGAGATATAGAAGTAAATGAAAATGATAAAAGTATAACAGTAACAGCGTACCAAAAGACTTTTGACTATAGTAATCGATTAGTAGGTAAATTTGCTAGGTTAGATTCAAATTGTCAAACAGTGTTAGATGAATGGTACGCTAATTTTTTATCAAAAGAAAAAGACTTCACGTATTGGTCTGACATAACACAGACTAATTCATTTGCTACATTCAAGAATGAGAATGACACACAAAGCAAAACAGCATTTGATTTATTAGGTCAAATCGCAGACACATTCAAGGGAGATATAGATTTACACGACTCTCAAATAAATGTGTTGAAGAAGTTGGGAACAGATACTCAAGAAGTACTTACTACAGCTAAGAATATATCTTCTTTCGTTAACTCATCTAACATAGATGATATAGTAACAAGATTGTATGTTACATCAACTTTCAAGGTTGGAGATAAAGAAGATAAAAAGGAATTAAGAGAGCAACACAAGAAAGAGTTAGCTGCATTAAGAGAAACTCAAAAGCGAGCTTCTAAAGAGTATAATGCAAAGAAAAAATCACAGCAAATGCAAGAGGAGATTAACAGCCGTTATGCTCGTGAGTTATCTAAGCAAACTAAGAAAACCAAACGCAGTGGACACACTGTTAAATCTTACTCACAGATTGCTAATGAGGTTGCTAATAAATATAGAGATAGAGATGTTAAAGCTGCACAACGTAAATTAGAAAGTCAAGCACAAGCAGATAAAAGAAAAGCAGAGATAGATAAACTTAAGGCTCAACAAAAAGAAGAAATGGCAGCACTTGATGAAGAAATAACAATTAGCTTAGTTGTGGAAAGTCCATTGATTAATGACTATCCATTTATCAATGAAATGGCAGTATCAAACAATGAACTACAAACCGCAGAAGAGCTTGAAGAGTGGGCTATGGAACATTTCACAAAAGAAAATATAGACAAGCCAAAGAACTCAATTAAAGTATCTTATGAACAGTTATCTGAAAAGATTAGTCGAGGAGATACAGTTATTCTTAAATATCTTAAATATGATGTCGATGAAAGAATACGTATTGTGGAAACACATTATGATCCTATGTTAGAACGTTGGAAAAGCTTTGTGTTAGGTAGTAAAGAAGGCAAGTTAGGTAGTGAAATATCTAGCAGTTCGCAAACAGCAGAACTTAGAGCTAATGCATACACGGATGCAATATCATATGATTTTGCGAAGAAGGTAAAAGAACAAGTAGAAAATGTCAATAAAGTTTTCGAGAAAAAAGAAGAGTTATTCAAGAAACAAATAGAAGATGGTATTGAAGTTTCTAAAGCTAAAGCAGAAGTAGTTAAAAACGAAATACGAGAAGAAATTAACAATAGCATTACAGAACTTAATCATAAGATAGATAACATGAGTAGCTCAAGTATTGAAGATTTAAGAAGGCAAGTAGAAGAAAATAAAACTATTTCAGAAGCAACTATAAAAATGATGGGAACAGATGACAGTGTAATCTACAGTAAAAATAGATTAGAAGGTTCTTCAGAGAGATATATTCCACCAGGTACAGAATATATTGAGGTAACTCATAATGGAGATGGTTTTGAACTAGGACAACAATATACGATTAGTTGGGAAGCTGTTTGTGTAAAACGTGATTTTTATGATGTAACTGTGAGTTTGAGTCGAGCATTACCACACGCAGCTAACGTTATGTTAGTCGACAGATATGGAGCATTTCCAACAGGAGAACATGAATTTAATGTAGGAGAACAAGAAGCTAAATATTTAAGAATATATGACTCTGAATATTATATCAAAGTAGTTAGTAAATGGTTTAAAGAATTAAATACACCTACATTAATAAGAAATGCTGCAACAATATTAGTACCTATTGTTTATCTTGAATATGCAGATGGAAACGAAAATGACATTGAAGGAAGTTGGAGTGAAAATCCGACATATATTTTTGACGGAGGAGGAAAATAAATAAATGGCAGAAAAAATACCTATTAGGGTACAACATAAAAGAATGACTGCTAGTGAATGGGAAGCTAGTGATTTAATCTTGCTAGATGGAGAAATTGGTGTGGAGACTGACACAGGTAAAGCCAAAATAGGTAATGGTCGTGATAGATTCTCCGATTTAAAATACCTAGCTGGAATTAAAGGAGACCAGGGAATACAAGGTATTCAAGGACCTCCAGGAAGAGACGGTGTTGTAACGTTTCAAGCATTATCTCAATCTGAAAAAGAGTCTATAAAAGGAGATAAGGGAAAAGATGCTGTAGTTGGTAATTACAATTTAATAGTTAACTCGCTGTTTCCTAATACAAATATCCTAACATCTAGTAGTCCAAATTTATCGATAGTAGTCAATGATTATAACGGACACAATAGTTTAGATGTTAGGAAAAGTGGAGCGACAAGTAATACATGGGCTGGTGTTCAAATAGACACAACTCAAACCAGTTTTAAACAAGGAGACAAACTAGTATTGAGAATGCCAATATATATTTACTCTGATTCACATCTAGACGGATTATATTTAGCTATTAAAAAGCATAGTATCAATAAAACATTAAAAGGAATTAATTTAAGTGATTTACCAAAAGATAAATGGATAGTATATGAAGAAACATTCACAATTACTGAAAATATTAATTTTGGTAATGAAACAAACTGGTTTTTCCTATACTTTGTTAAAAACGGACACATAAAAATTTCAGAACCTTATATAAGCTTTGGAGATGAAGTACCTTCTAGATGGCAACCAAATATTGAGGATTTAAAAGGTAACACAATATTAAATCAACAGAACGGACAATCTCTTAAATATTGGTGTGGAACTGAACAACAATATAATGCACTAGCAGTAAAAGATAACAACACTATTTACGACATTGTGAAGTAGGTGGACTTATGGAACGAGTAAAATTATTAGTCGGAAATAAGGAAGTCGAAAAACGATATGTAGGAAATAAGTTAGTTTGGCAAAAAGGTTTACTTAAATATCTAGAAGGCTGCTATGTGGAAATTAAACAAGATAAATTAATATTAGTTGCTAATGACAGTAGGTTCACTAATACAACAGTAATAAGACGTGTAACATTTAATGATGAAGAATTAGAAGGACTTACAAGCATTACATTTGAGAACTATAAATATAACATCACACTAAGTAATCAAGCTGCTTTTATTAATAAGATGAAATGGGAAGATTTAACAAACAAAACTAATGTTACTGTTAAGTTTTTTGAAAGGTAGGTGGTTAAATGGATATAGAAATTAATGATGTCAAAACTCAAGCAAATTTTAGGAATAATAAATACCAATTCACATTTACCCCACTTAAAAAAGATGCAGCTATTAAGCTTTATCACATGGGCTGTGTTGGAGAAACACAGATTAATCATTTACAAATCGAGAAGGGAAATGATGCAACATCATTTGAAACACCGATTAAACAACCTAACGCCCTTACTGGAGTACTCAAAGAAATTAGAGATCTTGATATTCAAATGAGAGATTTTAACAGTGAGTTCTGGGGTAAAGTAAAGCTTAACAATAAAGGAATGTTAACAGAGTTCCGAGATAAAGAACTAAAAACTCTTCTGACAAGTACAGCAGAAGGATTAAGCACACAGGTTAAAAAAGATATCAATAAAGCAGTAGCAAGCCTTGATGTAAGGATAAATAAAGTAGGTGCTAGTGTTGAGGAGTCGTTGAAAAAATCAGACATAACATTAACACCAGAAGGGATATCATTAGGAACTAAAACAACTATTGATGGAAACACCATATCAAGTATGTTAGTTGCAAAACCAGAAGGAATTAAAGCAATTACAAATAAAATGATGATTGGTCCAGCATATGATAACTTAGTCTATTTAGACAAAAGAAGAAGTTTTGAATTTAACGAAGAGTATATTGACATTACAGATGAGATTGATAATGATGTGTTGGTTAAAGGTGATAGATTTCAGTTGTCATTTGACGCCAACTATGACGGAGAATTACCGTTTACGTTTGAGTTGATAATGTCAGTTTCGTCAATGGATTTCCGAGGTAAAATATATGCTTTTCCGTTAATTTCAAGAGGTGCGTTAGCTAGAGATAGAGGTAAAGTCGATATAACGCTTGACACAGATAGAATATCCGACGAACTAAACGGAATTAAAGATTATCAATTTCAATTAAGACAAGCTAGTAAAACTAATAATATCAATATGACGATAAATAATCTTAAATTATTTAAGAAAAAAGATGCAACATTAATTGTAGACGGATCAATTAAAGGTAGACAAATCGCTGGAGAAACAATTACAGGTGGGCATATTAAAGCAGGGACTATAGAGTCTGTGAATATTAACACAGAGGCAATTAAAGCAGAACATTTAAAAGTAGACCAAGCAATGATTAACAAACTATTAGTTAATGATATGTTAGTTACTAATCTATTTGCTAAAGATGGTTTTATTAGAAATCTTAAGTCAGTTAAGATTAGTGCTAGTCAATTAGAAGCAGATTTTCTAAGATCTTACAAAGGATATATAGGTGGTTTCCAGATAGGTATACACGATAAAGACAAAGGTAGCTCATGGTTGACAGGAGAAAATCAATTCTATGTTGGTATGTCAAACGGTAAAGGAACGTGGGGACAAACAGCACTTTGGGTTAACTGGGGAAGTCGCTGGGATAAAGTAGGTCCGGAAGCTTGGTTTGTAAAAGAAACTGGAGAAATGTATTGTTACAACAAAGCTAGATTTTGGAATACACCAACGGTATTTGGAGATTTGCAAGTAACAGGAGAAATCAAATATCTTAACCCAAACAGTTCAGGACACTGGATATCTAGTCCACAATACAAAAAGATAGAAACAAGAAACGGATTCGCTTATATATACTACAGCTCGTATGGATATGACTGGTGGGAGCTTAACAAAGAAATCTCTGACAGAAGATATAAACGAAATATCCAGGAGAGTAAAGTAAATGCACTAGATGTAATTGGAAAACTTAAAACTTACAGTTTCACTAAAGAATATGACGGACAAGTAAAAGATATTGAATGTGGTATTATGGCTCAAGATGTCGAGCAACACGCAAATCCTGCATTCAAACAATTACCAGATGATATTAAATCATATAGTGCATTTGAAATGATACCTTATTTAATTAAAGGTATTCAAGAATTAACAGCACAAAATAAATTATTACAAGAGAAAGTGGAGGCAATAACTTATGGACGATAAATTACAACCTATTCATTTATTAGCACAAGAATTAGCAGAAACAAAAATTGAATTAGCTACCTACAAAGTAGCTTATGAAAATTTAAGTACTGCACACAAGAAAATCGAAGACTTAATTAATAATAACGAAGAGCTTAAGGAGTTAGTAGAAAAATTAAGTAATAAAGGAGAGTAGCATGGCATTAGAAATTACAAATAGAAATGCAGTACCTACTGTTGGAGGATATAGTTCAGTAAACATTACATTTACACTTAGAAATGGAACTGTATATTTAAACGGAGGTGTAGATTTACCTGGTAAATTTGCAACAGCTAGTGATAGTGAGATCCTTGAAGAAGTAAGAAAACAACTAGCACAACAAATGTTTACAGGAGAAAGTACACCGGCGTTAGTAACTGAATATGCAAATCTTAAAGAAGAAGTAAGTGTATTGGCAAATCATAAAGAAGAGCCAACTGACAGAGTTAAAGCATTACGTAAGTTAGTAGCAAAAGTTAACAAAGGTAATGACAAGTTAATAATGACATTACTATTAAATGTGTTAGATGCAAAAGTTATTAATGATAACAAAGAAACTATAATCAATGCATTTGATAACTATGAAATAGGTGTTGAATACTCAACTGGAGACAAGATTAAATACGAAGGTAAGTTATACGAAGTATTAGAAGACCACACATCAGTTGAAGTATGGAAACCAAACGCAGAAGGTACTAAATATAAAGAGATAGTATTAACAAGGGAAGAAGCAAATATAAAAGATGATATAGAAGATGAAAAGAACAGATATGTAACAAAAGGACAGCTTGATGAAGCTATGGGAAGTGTTATTAACACAATCTTATCAATGTTTGAAGAAGAGGAGAAAGAAGATGAACATACTGAAGAACATAATGGAAACTTACCACACAACGAAGGGAGTACTGAAAGTCATGAGACCGAGTAGACTAAGATTTAAAAAAGATGATTATTTAGTTCAATTATATGTAAGACAGATTATTACAAAAGCTAAAACTATTGAGGATGTTCCTCACATTGGTAACTTAAGGGTAGTAGTTCAAGGAGAAGTCGACAGAATAGAAAAAGAATACGAAGAAAGACACAGAGAAAACTAAAATCTCTGTTAAGAGGATTTAGAATGAGTGACGGATTAATATTAGGATTAAGCACTGGAGTTGCAACGCCACTGTTAACATTGATTATTACAAAGTACAACGAAAAAGGCGAAAAAAATCTTAAAGAAATAAACGAAACACTTAAGGAAATTAAGGAACTTGCACAAAAAACAGCAGTCGGAACAAAGACTATTAGTAGGCATAGACTAATTAAAGATATGAACAGAATCATAGCAAGAGGTTACATAACTTCTAAAGAACTTGAGGACATAACTATACTCTATAAATCTTATGAAGAGCTAGGAGGTAACAGTTACGTTTCTGACCTGTTCATAACCTGTAGAAAACTTCCTATAAAGGAGGAAAAATAATTGATAGATAAAAAAATACAACTAACATTTAACACAACAGTAAACAAAAGAGTTAAAGTTCGCAGTAATTGCGAGCTTTACTCTCACGACAAAAACAACAACGAGTTTGAGTTAACAATAAACAATTACACACTTACAAACGAAGAAATAACAGTACTGTTCAAGTTTGTTAAGAGTGTTAAATATTGGGAAACTCAAGGGAAAATTGAAGACAACAAGATTAAATTTAAGTTTGACACTAGCTTAATAACTGATAACGAAAGAGTAAACTGTTACATCATTCTGAAAAATGAAGAGAAAGAAAGTGATATTTACTCATTTAGCTTTGATGTGAAAATGTCAGAGTACGACTTAAAAGACAGCTTACCTATTAAAGAGCGATATTTTGCTAATAGTGTAGTTGTTGATAAGTTGGATGTACTAACAAAAGAAGTACTAGCAGAGGAGCTAGAAAAGGCTAAAGGTACATACGCTTTGAAAACAGACTTATCAGAGTTTGTAAGAACTAGTGATATTTCAGACGTAGTAAGAACAGCAACGTTGAATGATTATCAACTAAAAAGTGAAATGCCAAATGTTACAGAGATAGTTAACAATACAGTTGACAGCAAAGGATTCATAACAGCACATCAGAGTTTAGTTGATTATGCCAAAAAGTCTGAACTACCTATTGACTATGTATCAAACTCTAAATTAGAAGAGCTTAAAACACAGCTAACTATTGACACTAGCAACTTTGCGACAAAGCAAGAATTACAAGCTATTAGTGGTAGTCAACAAATAGTTGACACTAGCAATCTAGTTACTAAAGATGAATTAAATAGCAAGAATTATTTAACAGAACATCAATCTTTAGAAGATTATGTAACAAAAAATGAGCTGGATAATAAGCACTATTTAACAACACATCAAGATATTAGTAATCTAGCAACTAAACAGGAATTACAAGAAGTTAGCAACCGTCAAGGTACAGTTGATACTTCAAATCTTGTTACAAAAGATGAATTAAGGGATAAGCATTACTTAACAGAACATCAATCGCTAGAAGAATATGCTAAAAAAACTGAATTACCTCAACCATACAACGACACTGATATTAAGAGTAGGTTAACAACTCTTGAGAATAGACCGAGTGGGAGTGTTGATACTAATGATTTTGCGACTAAACAGGAGTTAAAAGCGCAAACGAATAGAATTGATTCGCTTGAATTCGGTACTAGAACAACTGTTAATAAATTCGAAGCTCCTTTTAAAACAACAGGAATAACAGACCCTTACGAATATTTCAGAGCAAATTACACAAGGGACTTAACAAACTATTACGGAACAATTTATAGTAACGCTGATAAAAGAATAATAATCAGTGGTAATGGTAAATATACCAACTTAGACACAGTCTTATACACCTTAGCGAGTTCACTTCCAGATGGTTACACACCAGACTTTGAATTTTCGGAAGGAGATAACCTTAAATTTATTACAACTCAAAACATACATAATTATCTGTCTAGCAACTCAAGTAACACAGGAAACACAACCGAATTAGATAAAAGGTTAAAAGTACTCGAAGCAAACACAGGAAACACAACCGAGCTAGATAAAAGGTTAAAAGCTATTGAGACTAACCCTGCAAATACAACTGAACTAGACAAAAGATTAAAAGTTCTGGAAGCGAAGCAATGGGAAATACACGGACGAGGAATGCCGAATGGTGTTGTAACGGCACCAGTAGGTACTACTTATGTTGATGAAGCAGTCACTAACGGAGCTTTGAAATGGATAAAGAAAACAGGCACAAGTAACACTGGTTGGGAAGTTCTGATTGGAGATACAGGTTGGAAAATACTTCCTTCTGTATCAAAATTAGGTAACTCATTTGTTAAAGTAAGACGTGTTAATAATGTAGTATCTTATCAATTCGGAGGATTATCATGGGGTTGGTTTGGAATTGTTAGAAGAGGTGGCGCAGGATATGTCCTACAAGGCTCTGACAGAGAACGAAATTGTTATATAATTCAAAATAATGGAATCCCAGCAGGATATAGAACTGAAGCTTCACTTATCGGGAATATATATAACGATAAAGGCGTTTCTTATGGGACATGGTATTTAGGGGGTGTTGGAGACTATAACCAACTAAGATTCCAGTTCACAGAGCCTGTGCCAACTGACCGTGATATTGGAGATATACGAATAAGTTCAATATCTTATTTAACTAATGAGCCATGGCCGCAAAACTAGGAAAGGAGGTGTAAACTATGATAAATTGGAAAGTACGTTTCAAAAATAAACACTTTGTTATATCTTTTATTGCAGCTATTTTACTTTTAGTTAAACAAGTAGCAGCATTACTAGGATATAACCTAGATACTGAACTATTTAACCATAACATTAATGGAATAGTTGATACAGTATTCTTAATGTTATCATTGCTAGGGATAGTCAATGATGCAACGACACAAGGACTTAGCGATAGTAAGCAAGCCTTGACATACGACAAACCAAAACAAGACTAGTAAATAGTCTTTTAATTTTATTCAAATTTTTTTAAAAAACCCTTGACTTTTTGTTGCAAGCAACATATAATAATAATTGTAGCTTGCAACAATTAGAAAAGAGGTGAGATAATGAAAAGTAGAGCTGATTATTTCAAAAAACGTCGAGAAACACAAAAACAATTTAATGCAGCTATTGATAAAAAGAAAATAGAAGTCTTGGAAAAAATATTGCGAGAAAAAGGACTAACAAAAGTTCAATGGCTAAATGAAAAAATCGACGAAGAAATAAAATAAGTTTAAAGCACTAAGATTAAGTTCTTAGTGTTTTATTTATGCAAAAAATAGGAGGATTTTAAAATGGCAGATATTTATAGTTCATATTTTCAACAAGGAATTTATTTCGCACCACCAAAAAACTCAATAAAAGGAGTAGTAATTCACAACGATGCGTCAAGTTGGGGTGCGAAAGCGTGGGAGTCACAATTAACAGCAAAAGTGAACAACGGAACACTAGACACAGGCTTTGCAGCTTATTATGTAGATAAAAATGATACACTTGTATTCCAACCAGTAAACTATCAAGAGTGGCATACAGCGACTTACGAAGGGAACGCAAATTACATCGGTCTAGAATCTTGTCAATCAATGAGTGCATCAGATGAAGAGTTTATTGCTAACGAAGATGCAACGCTTATGATAGCAGGTGAATTGCTTGAATCTTATGGTTTACCAGTAAATGAATATACTGTAAGGCTACACCACGAATTTAGTGCTACAGCTTGTCCACATCGTTCAATGGAATTACACGGCGGTGGCGGTGCTTACTATGGTGCAGGTACTCAAAATTGTAAAGCTTACTTTATCGATAGAATTAAAAAGCTAAGAAGTGGTGAAATAGAAATCGGAGATACTACAAACGTTGCGGCTGTAGTTGAAAAATCTATACTAGATGAAGATGTAGAACTTCCAAAAAGCGACACACCATATTACGAAGCTACAGTATCTATAGACTACTACCTAGAAAGCCAACCAGACTTAGCAAGCGAGGATAAAGAGTTTGTAGCTGCTGGTACTAGAGTTCGAGTTTATGAGAAAAAAGACGGTTGGTCTCGTGTAAATTATAAAGATTCGGATCAATGGATTGAGGATAAATACTTAACAGAGTGTGAATAA